ATTATCATAGACTTGTGGACGATAATTTGTGGTTAAAATTGGTTTACCTAAATCCCGAGATTTTACAGGTTTTAACCATGAAATTAAAAGGTATTTTTCTTCAACATGCCATACCCAAAATCCGGCTTTTAATAATTCATTTTGTAAATATTGAATTGCATCTTTATAATTAAACAAAGGATAGCCAAATACAAATGATGGAACTTCAAATAAAATATAAGGAGCATTCGAATTTGCAATTGCTTGTTGTCTGATTTTTCCTTCAATTTGTGATAAAACAGGTTTCATTGCACCCATTTTATATAACCGATGTTCTTCTTGTTCATCCCATATTTCTCTGGCTTTCATCATCTTTACACTTATAGTATAAAATGAATCAATATAAAATTCTAGCTTTAGGTGGTGGTGGTATAAAGGGGTTTTTACAAATTGGTGTTCTTGAAGAATTAGAACTTTTAGTTGGACCATTACATAAACATTTTACAGATGGTGTGTATGGTTGTTCTGTAGGTTCAATATTAGCTACAGCTATAGCTTTTGGTGCCCCAGTTCATAAAATTAATACATTATTTCATAAATTTGGTGATATGAATAATATTTTAGGTAAACCTGATATTACAAAAATAAAAGATATTTTTGTAAAAAAAGGTATTTTTGAAATGGATAATCTTGAAAAAAGTATCATTGAAGGATTTAAAGAATTGGATATTGATATAAAAAACAAAAAATTGTCAGATGCTTTAATTCCTTTAAAAATTACTTCATCAAATTTAAGTAAGGGTATACCAACTATATTTCAAGGAAATGTTCCAGTTTTAAATGCAATTAAATGTTCTTCATGTTTACCATTAGTTTTTAGACCCCAAATATTTAATGGAAGTGTTTATTTAGATGGAGGGTTTTTAACAAGTGTTCTTTTAAATGTTATACCAAAAGATGATCGACAAAAAACATTTTGTATTTCAACTATACATACAAAATCTAAAATAAGTGTTTCATCATTAGAAAATACAAATCCTCTTGAATTTTTATATAAACTATACAAGACAAATTGTTTATACGAAAATTCAATGAATATTTATCCTAATAATTTAGATGTATTTTACGATAAAGGTTCTGGAATAACTATATTTACACAAGAAGAAAAACATGAAATGGTTTTAATTGGACGTAGAACTTTTTTGAATTTTCTTTCCAAGAGCAGAAACTAAAAAATTATTAAAATTTGTTATATTAGGAATACCAGTCATTTCAAATACCTTTTTACTTGTTTCAAGTTTAAATGATGGGTAAGCTTTTACTTTATACAATGCAGATTTAGATGTATTTGCTTCTACATTTATTTCTTCCATATCTACATCAAAGTCTCCATATGTAACAGGATTATTTTTAAGTTCTTGTTTAAAAGATCTCCATAATGGTTCTGCAGTTTTACAATGAGGGCACCATGAAGTAAAGAAAAACATAAACCTTGCTTGTTTAGGTTCTAAACCATTATGTTCAATTGGAGGATCGGTAATAATTAATTTTGAAGCCGGGAAATTTCCAGTAAAAAAATTATAGATTCCTACAATTAATCCAAAAACACATAAAACAATAATTAAAGAAGTAAATAGTTCACTCATTTACGAAAGTCCTTATATAAAATTTCAGAATCTTTTTGTCTTTCTTCAAAAAATTTACGATAAGATTCATCTTGACTTAATCCTTTAACAATATTCCATGATACTTTTATGGTTTGAATTTCTGGTTCATATTTTTTTTCTGAAATTTTATACCATTTTCCCTGATATCTTATAATTTGTTCCATTAATGATCATTTGTATACGCCATTAAAGCCAAAGATACTAAACTCATACTTATTCCCAACCATCTTAAACCTTTAATTGATTCTCCAAATATAATAATTCCTTGTAATGTTACAATAATATTACTCATTAAATTCCATACTAAATTTGTTACTATCATACCTTCATAATTCATAGCTTTTAAGAATATTAAAGGTTGCATAGCATAGAATCCAATTGATAAAGGAATACCCAATGTAGTTGATATTGTTCCTTTACTTACCATTTTCGCAGTTGACATCATAAATATATCTACAAGAGCCATTAAAGATCCAAAAAATATTGGTAGCATATTGAAATTTGCAATTTTCCAGTTTAGAGATATTATAAACGAATCAATAAAATCTTTATGTGTTTTCATTTGGTATTAAAAATGGAAATTAATATGAATTATAACTGAAGATTAAAAAAAATGGGTGAAGGATATGAAAGATATGACAGATTAAAAAATACAATAAACAATCTTAATAATAAAAAAATAACATTATCAAGAAATCACGAATGGTATAAAATCCATGCATCTTATCTAAATGAATACGTTGAACATTTTCATGATTTTAATAAAGTTAATACTGAAATTACAGATAAAACGTTCAGAGAAAAAGCTTTTATAACTCAACAATTAATAACCCAACTATTGAAAGATTACAATACTTATCAATGGTTTGGTTTGTACGATTATTTGAGATTAAATGAAAATTTACTTTGGATGGCAGATTATGTATTCGAAGAAAATGATCAAGATGATCTTTGTGATTTTATTAGTAATTTAAAAGTTTAAGCTGGAAAACCTACAAGTCCAGCACCAATACCAAATCCTGCACCAGTTCTTGCAGATGCTCCTACAGATGGTGCATAAATATCAAGAATTGCAAATGTAGCTAATGCAACAAGAGAAATCATTGCAATCTCGGACATTTTCAATACTTTTCCAGGAAGAAGATAAGCTGCAACAGCAACTGCCAATCCTTCTAAAGCATATTTTACAAAACGAGTAAGTAAATCGGATAACATCGTAGAACCTTGTAAGGCTGGGGCAGTTTTTTCCATTTTATATTGTAGAAACGAATAAAAGTTATTAATAATGAGAACTATATCATTTTCTTCAAAAATTGACGACGACGTTATAAAAAAACATAATTTTCATAATATTTATCAAAGACAATTTGATTTTTATGTAATGTCTTATTTAAATTCACCAGATGGTTGGTCGCAATATGGTTATTTTTTTGAACAAAAAGATGATGGTGAAATTTCAATAAGGTTAAGTTCACCAAAAACTATTCAAAATATATGTGGCGTATCTTCAAAACTATCATGTGCAGAATTACGAGGAACAAAAATATATTTAAACTCAGAAAGATGGATTTATGGATCTAAAAAATCTAAATTATCCTTGGAAGATTATAGACAATATATGATTTCACATGAAATGGGTCATATAATAGGTAAAGATCATAAAAATTGCCCTTGTCGAGGTTGTAAAGCTCCAATAATGATGCAACAGACTTTAGGAATTAAAGAATGTACACCAAATACTAAAGTCTAAAGTAATAAATAATATATAAAAATGATGTGTAAAAAATCATTAGAAGATGTTGGTTTAGCTTTATTTGTTTTAACTCTTGTTTTGGTATCATTTGGAAGCACATTTTTTGGAGTTTTTAGATATCTATTTGATTTAGATGATGACAAATATTTAAATAGAGATCATTTGATTTTAGCAGGAAATATGTTACAAGTTGCATCTTTAGGTGGAGCAATTTATTTTTTATCAAAAGTTGAACCTGGTCCTGTACAACTTGGTCTTATTTTATCAATGTTTGTATTATTAATTTTGATTCTTTATTTAACAAATTTTGATGCAGGAAATAAAACAAGCGAATGGAGTGCAATAGTTTTTTTAGTTATTGATGTGTATGTAAAAGTTGCTTCCGTATTATTGGGATTTGGTGTTTGTTCAATCGATGATATTCCAAAAACTTTATCACAAATGACCAATACTTTATTAAAAGGTGGAAGTAAACGATAATAAAAAAAATAATAAACTTGAAAGAATGATATTTCTTTTATTAATGTAAAAGAATAATATGGCAGGAATTGGATTTTTATATACTTTTTTTACAGCATTAGGTGTTTGCTTAATTGGAACGGGATTGGCATTACAAGTTTTGTACATTGAAAGATACGAAGAAACATCTGATTGGTCATATGCACAAATAGGTTCTTTGACATTGAATACTTTGGTAGTTTGTTATATAATGTTTATGATGATGTTTTATAGACCATTTAACGATTCATTATCAGTTGCATTATCATCAATGGCATTATTAATGGGTCTTTCATTAGAAATGTATTCAACCCAACTTGAAACAACAAATTCATTAAAAGTATTCATGTATTTTCTTGGAGGGTTTAATGCTTTAGTAAGATTATATTTATTAATTTCTGTTAGATGTGATAAACCTTTAACTACAGTTTCACAATTAATTGAAGCAGTACCTCAAGTTGCTAAAAATATTGGTAAACCTGTTCAAGATGTTGTTAAAGATGTAGGTGCACAAGCATCGAATATAGATTTTGGAAATGTATATAATAAGTTTTTAGATATTTTAAGAAAAACTGATATCCCTGAAGAAGAAAAATTGAGAAAAAATAATGATTTTAGAGCTTTATGGGGAAAACCTCCAATAGAACCAAAATCTCAGACACAAGGTGGACGTAAACGTCGTTAAAAAAGACTTTAACATAATACCCTAACTTAATATAAAATGCCTAAAGAAGTTTTGGATGTTAAAGATGAAACTGGACAACTAATTGATTATTTAGAAGAAGATTCTGAAATTCCTACACAAAGATACGCTATTGTATCGTTTCTTTCACCTGAAAAAGTAATTAAACAAAAAAATGATTTTTTTAATGAACATTTTATTAAATGGTTAGACTATGATTGGAAAGTTTCTGGTATGGAAAAATTTATGGATTTTATAAGTAAAAAATATTCTTTAAAAGTTGATGAATTAATGAAAGATATGCAAGAATTTTCAAAAATTCATAGTGACGAAATTAAAAAGACTGATATTATGGAACAATATCAAGTTTTTCTTTTGAAAAATGAAAAGGAACTTGAAACTGAATTTACTGAAAAAGTAGAATTTCGTACAAATGTTCGTGGTGTTAAAGTTCGTCGTGTATTTGGTAATTTAGAAGAAGCTCAAATGTTTTGCAAAGTCCTTCAGCGTAAATATCCTCGCGATAGTTTGTATCTTGGTAAAGTTGGATGTTGGTTACCATGGGATCCTTCTGAACACGTTATGCCAGAAGTCGAATACGCAGAGAAAGAATTGAATGAACTAATGCGCAAATATAAGGAAAACGAAGTTAATAAAGACATATTTTTTGAAGAACGAAAACAAGAAAAAATTGAAGATCAAAAGAAAGAAAATGCAAAACGAAAACAAGCTTTGGCTGATAAAGGTCAAATGGATCTTTCAGATATTAAAAAGGTCCTGGAAGATGCACCTGTTCACCCCTCTGAAGGAGGAATTCGTGAAATGGATTAAAATATTATTTAAATTATAAAATGGATCCAAAAGCAAAAGAATTTGAACCTTCTGAAGAAACTAAATTGGTAACTACTGCTACAAATGTAGCAGAAAGTGCGTTAAAAGGAGAAGGACGTCGTCGTAAAACTGGTAAGACTCGTAAAACTAGAAAAAGTCGTAAATCTTTAAAGAAATCTTTAAGACGTCGTAAACATTAACCTTGTTTTTTAACCCATACTTGTGGACCTTTTTTACTTTGTAATTTATCTGGGTTAAAATCATCTCCACTTAACATTGTTGAACTAAATGGTTGATTACCTACCCACAATGAATCATCGCACATTTTAAACTGAAGATGATCTGATGCTTTATACCAAAACACCTGATCATCTAATTTATTTGATTGAGTTGAATTAGTAATTACTAAACATTCATAGTTTTCTGTACATTGATCCATAAATTGACAAAACATATCAAATGTTGGAAACATTCCTGCATAATTTTCATATATACGTTTACGGTTACCAATACTATTCTCTCTTAAAATAAAAACAAAATCTATATTTGTTCTTAAATTTGGAGTTATACCTAAGGGATATTGCATTGTAATTAATGTTACCATATCTACATGTCTACCATTCATAAATACATAACGGGTAGATTCTTCATTAATCCATGATTTATCGTATAGACAATCATCTAAAATTAAGAAAGCTCTTGGATCTATACTCGAATTTCCCTTTGATTTCTTTTCATGATTTCGTTGTTGTTTTACAGCTAATTGTCTTTTAACAACATTCATTACAATATCAGGTTTGTATTTATCATGAATTAATTTAGAAGGAATTATTTCTTGAAAAAATGGATTTGCAGCTTCTGTCCCCGATATAACTGTTCCAACAGGAAAACAATCTTTAGTATTTGCTAAAATATCTCTAACTAAAAAAGATTTTCCGGTATCTTTTTTTCCAATTAATACAATCATCGGTGATTTTCTTGAATCCATCTCGCAACGATCCACAATCATTTTAATATCAAATTTCTTTATTTGGAAATTCATCGCGGAAAGATTACTTATTTGTTAGTATAGATATGAATATAAGCGAAAATGAAGCGCAAATCTGAACTTAGATGTATACCTCTAAATCTTCAATTATCAAAATGTCCAATAAAAATAAATTTATTTGGAGTTCAAAAACTCCAACCCTTTTTTCCTCCTATAGAATGTCTTTTTAAAACTGAAAATTTAGAAAGATCTTCAGAATATGGTTTTAAATTACCTGAAACTATCACATCAATTCAAGATTCTGTTATATTAACTTCTCTTGGAAATAAAATTGAAGTTCATCCAAAAATAACAATGTTATTAAACCCTTATAAATGGATGAAAGGTGATGTTTGTAGCATTGATTTACCTTGTTCATCTGAAAAATCTAAAATAATACAAACAAAATTACAAAATCATAATAATGCAGCTTATGTAGGTTCAATATTTTCTTTAGTTTTTTCTTTATCAGAATGTCAACATTTTCCAAATGTTTATGGAATTTATTCAGGAATTTCAGATAAATTTATTTTAGATATTTCAGATGATTATGAAGAATTATCTGAAAAACCATGGTTTTCTAAAAATATAGGAAATACATTTGAATTAAAATTAAACGAAATCAAAGAAAATTTTATAAAATACACAAGAAGTGCAAGATTACCTTTAAGTTTAGGTGAAGAATTGCAATTGGATGATGTAGAAGAATTAGAAGGAATTGAATCTTCAGATGTTATATCTGGCGAATTTACTAAAATTTTTGAAGAAACTGAAGACAATCAATCACATACAAGCTCATCAGAATCAACAATTGATGTATTTGAACTTCAATCGGTTAGTGAATATTCTAATTATGAAAATGATGATGAGTTTGATGATGATGATGAACCATTTGCATGGGCTACATTTAAAAACGTTCCTACTCAAATAACTATTATGGAAAAATTGGAAGGAACATTTTATGAACTAATTACAAAACATCCAGAACAAGAAAAACATTTTGCATGGTTAGGACAAATTGTATTTGCTTTAGCATATGCACAACGTAATTTTGGATTTATTCATAATGATTTACATGGCAATAATATAATGTTTAAAAAAACTAACGAAGAATATTTTTATTATAGTTATTCAAATAAAAGATTTAAAATACCATCTTATGGATATTTATTAAAAATTATCGATTTTGATAGAGGTATTGGACAAATTAAACTACCCGGTATGAAAGAACCAAAAATATTTATGAGTGATCAATTTGCACGAGAAGAAGAAGCTGGTGGACAATATAATTATGAACCTTTTCATACAGATAAATTTTCACTAATAAAACCCAATCCATCATTTGATTTAACAAGATTAGCTACATCTTTGTTTTGGGATATGTTTTCTGAAGGTCCTGAACATTCAGAATATCAAAACCAAAAAGTCTTTAAATTATTTATTAAATGGATGACTTTACCGGATAATACATCTGTATTATTTCATAAAAAAAATCCAAAATATGATAGATATTATGGATTTGATTTATACAAAGCTATTGCAAGATATTCAAATAATGCTATACCAAGAAAAGAAATCTCAGAATTCTCTGATTTTTTGAATAACAATGATTTAAATGAAAAATATTTAATTATTGAAGTCTAAAATGTAGGTGAACCAATAAACATTTCTTGAACTACCGGAACTTCTGGTATAACTTCTTTAACTATCTCTATAGTTTCAGGTGATTGTGACACATATCCCACACCACCTGACATTATTCCACCAAATAACATAAATTTTAATCCAGTAAACCAATCAATTGGTTCTTTTTTTGATCTACGATCCAAAGCATATAA